ACCAGGAACAGCGCGATCAAGTTGTCGAAACTGCCGTGGCGCAGCTGCTGGATATGACTGGCGACACTGGCGACGTGCAGCCGGTACACATGAGTGAGTTACTGCCGGTGTACATGGAAACCATGCAGAAGCGCATGGATGGTGAAGAGGGTACCCGCAACCTGAAAACCGGGATCGAAGAACTGGACGATGCAACCGGCGGAATCAACCTGCAGGATTTGATTGTCGTCGCCGGGCGTCCGGGCATGGGAAAAACAGAATTTGCGTTGAAAATTGTCGATGGTGTTACTGCTGCCGGCGGTGGTGCGTTGATATTCAGCATGGAAATGGCCGCTGCGCAAATCGTAGAACGCTCTCTGGCGGGTTCTGGCAACATGTCAGTGTCACGCCTGCGTAATCCCCTCGATATGCAGGACGAGGACTGGGCGCGCTTTACAGCGGCCATGGAGACCATGAACGGGCGAGATATCTGGATTGTTGATGCTACCGATCTGACGATTGAGCAAATCCGCGCCGTTGCCGAAACGCATAAGCGCCGGTATCCGCATCTGGCGATGATCGTTGTCGATTACCTTGGCCTGATTAAAAAACCGAAGGCAGAGCGTAACGACCTCGCGATCGCCCACATATCCCGAAACCTAAAAACTATGGCTATGCGCCTGCATACGCCTACGTTCGCGCTTAGCCAGCTTTCCCGCGCCGTGGATTCCCGCCCAGCGGCCCAGCGCCGCCCGGTCATGTCAGATCTGCGCGATTCCGGTTCTATTGAGCAAGATGCCGACAGCATCATGTTTCTGTACCGCGATGAAGTCTACAACCCGGAAAGCCCGGCGGCGGGCATTGCCGAAATCATCTTGGGAAAAAGCCGCTTCAGCGCCGCCGGCGCGGTTATCTACCAGGAGTTTAAAAACGGCCACTTCCTTCATGTCGATCAGCATGTCGGCAAGGAGAAAACCCGCATTCAACTGGAGGCAGCAAAACCACGCAAACAGCAGCGTAAATACTCAGAGAAATACAACACCGATGCATTTTAACCGCGCCTGACCAGCGCGATTTAACCGAGGAAAGACCAATGACCACGAATTTAAATTACCCAAAACCAGTAAAACCGGATGATGGCTGCAACTGGCTCCCCGTTATTCTCTGGCGCATGAACGCCGGCGCGCGCGCCCGCAGCCGTTCCGTGTTCGTTGCGGCGCCACGTCCGGCCCCTGTACCCGGCATCACACCGCAAAAACCGATTAAGCGTGAAATTATCGCCCCTACGGTTTCCGGCCGCAGACGCAAAACCCATATCGGCACCGTGATTTATTCCAGAGGTGAAAAAAACGTTCGCCTGAGTGAAGGCGCTACCGTCTGGTCTGCTGGCTCTAATGAGCATTTCGATAAAAAAACTGGCCAGCGCGTCGGCAGTATTGGCCGTCACCGTCTGGTGCTGGAGAGTATCCGCCCATTGCAGGCCAGCGACGAACAGCAGGATGCCGGGAGCGTCACCGCGCAGCAGCTGGTAGCCGTGATGAAAGGCAAAACGCTTTCTTACCAGGGCATCCTGGCATTAATCCAGAAGCACTATCCAGATTGTCAGGTGACGATTAAAGAACTTCACGATCGCGTGTTCGGCATGTTCATGTCGAATTACGTGGGTATCACCCGTCACGACGATATGCCGGTGGTTCACTTCACGCTTAACAGCGTCGATCCCCGTTATTACATCGAGTCAGCGAAGAACAAGAGGGCGTAAGGCATGGCCGGGCAATCAGATTACTTGCCGCCCGGCTTACCGCTCAATCGCGCCAAATGGCCGCAGGAGTGCCAGATCAAAGAGCACTACGACATGCGCGCCTCGGCACTCATACGCCAGCTGTTCGAGAAGAAAGTTACTCGACAGGCCATCGTAGAACAGATTGCAGCGACGCCGGAAAGCTACCGGGAGTTTTTCAAAGAGAGATTGAATTTTTGGCGGGAGAAGCGGACATGAAATTTTCAACACCTGATTTTATGCATTGCAGCCGCAGGACGCTGATGCTGTTCGTACTCAGTGCAAACGTTGTTGGCTGGATAGTCATTATCGCTCTGATATGGGCTGGATGTGAGTTTGCACAGTGGGCGCTGGAATATCTCCGCAGTAGTGGGGTGCTGGCGTGAATAACAAATACACCCTGATTTATGCGGATCCGCCCTGGACGTACCGCGATAAAGCCAAAGATGGCGAGCGTGGCGCCGGGCATAAATACCAGACCATGACTGTGCTCGATATCTGCCGTCTCCCGGTCTGGGAACTGGCCGCTGAAAACTGCCTGCTGGCTATGTGGTGGGTACCGACTCAGCCGCTGGAGGCGTTGCGAGTAGTCGAGGCGTGGGGCTTCCGCCTGATGACCATTAAAGGCTTTACGTGGAACAAATGCTACAGCCGGCAGACCGACAAACTGGCCCTCGGAATGGGCCATATGACCAGAGCGAACAGCGAGGATTGCCTTTTCGCTGTGCAGGGAAAATTGCCCGCCCGGCTGGATGCCGGGATCGTTCAGTCATTCACGGCCCCGCGTCTGGAGCATTCGCGTAAACCGGATATCGTGCGCGAAAAGCTGGTGCAGCTGCTGGGCGATGTACCGCGTATTGAGTTATTCCCCCGCCAGTCGTCGCATGGTTTCGACGTGTGGGGCAACCAGTGTGAATCGCCAGCGGTGGCGCTGCTGCCGGGCATTGCAGAATATATCGGTGAGGTTGCTTAACCATGAAAAATACTATTCAGGATTTAATGAATCACCAGTTTGCCATGCTGGAAACTGTCACTGATCCCAATATCAAAGGCGACGTGCTTCAGGAAGAGTTATCGAGGGCAAAGGCGGTAGTTGAGATCGTCGGGGTAATGGTCGGTACTTATCGCGTCGCCCTCGACGCTCAGAAGGCTATTTATGACGGTACCGCAGGCAATGTGCCTAAGATTATGGGGATCGAAAAATGATAGAGAAATACACTCCAGCCCAGGAGTTGTTTATCAGGCAGCATATCAAAAGCTCCACTGCGCGGGAATTAACTGAAATGTTTAACGCTCAATTTGGTACAAATAAGAGCGTGGGCGCTATCCGTATCTGGTGCAAATTTCATGGGTTAGGAAAGCAGTTTTTAATTGAGCCGCGCTATACCGATGAGCAGCTAACTTTCATTTATGCCAACAGGAATCTAACGAATGCTGAACTAACAGAACGGTTCAACAGGCGATTCGGTACCGATAAAAAACCTGACAATATCAAGGATGTAAAGATAGCTCGCGGATGGACTCGCGAACCTAAAGGCCGGAAACGCATTCTTCCCCAGTACATCACTGTTAATAAAGAGAAAATTAGACTCGATGTATACGTATATGAATGCGTACATGGAAAATTACCGACCGGTTATTCGGTTATACATCTGGATAATGATCTTAATAATAACAATATCGATAATCTGCGCGCTGCCCCTAAAGAAATTCGCCGCCTGTTTTCTGGCGCGGGCTACTCTAAAATGCCGCAGGTGCTTGCTCCGGCGCTGTATGCACAAGTTATGCTCCGCCATGCAATCAAACGATTATCCAGCTAACTGAGGTGGTTAATGGCTAAATCATCCGCAGAACGTAAAGCCGCGCAGAGGGCGCGGCAATCTGCCGCCGGCAACCGCAAAATTGAGCTGGTTCTCGATGTTCAGGAACTGGACATGCTGGCGCGTAACTGCGCCGCCCGGCGTCCGGGGCGTGAACCGTACGAACTGGCTGAGTACATCGCTATGCTGATCCGTCAGGATGATGCGCGGCTTACTGGCCACATCAAATCGATCAGCAAACGCCTGTGTGGAAAGTGCGGTGAGTCGCTGCCGATCACCTCCTGCCCGTGTGCTGGTGATTCGAAATGCTGGGTAACGCGAGGGTGGCACGAAACTAAACTGTCAGCATAGCGAACAACCATACCAGATAAAACAGAACCGTCAGAAATGGCGGTTTTCTTTTGAATTCAATCGGATATTTTGAGATTTATTGTTGATTTTTAACGATTAGTGCTCTTAAAAATTTGCGCTCACTGTCAGTTGGTAGTATATATACTGTAATTTTATACAGTATTGTTGTCGAGGGAGAGGTAGTGGTTGATAAGAAAGACGCAGGAGACCTTCTCCCCGACGACGGTGATGTACTGATAACGTGCGAAAATGGGAAGATTAAAAAGACGAGAATCGTCCATCCCGATGAGCACATAGCGACACTTAACGCGTTGTTTGAATTAGCTAAATTGACTGGTTATACCATTATCAAACCAGACGGCAATATGCTATAATTACACCGTTGGCCTGAACACCCAACACCATGTAATTCTGAACAATTGCTGCGCTAAAGGGGATCCCAATGGCGCAGTATTCTTTTGTAAAAGCGCCCGGCGGTGTATTAATTCCGGCAACGCCTGACGCCCGCGATTTTTTAGAAAAAAAAGTCCGCCTGGGCGGTATTTTGTATGCAGATTTTAAGCAGGCAAGAAATCCGGCATTTCACCGTAAATCTTTCGCACTCCTGAATCTGGGATTTGATTACTGGCAACCTTCCGGCGGTGCAATATCGCCAGCCGATAAAAAACTGGTTCGTGGTTACGTGCAGCTGGTGGCCCACTATGCCGGGCATGCCGACACATTGCAGGAACTGGCTGATCAGTATCTCCGCGATGAAGCAGAAAAACGCGCAGGGAATATCAGTGCGGTTAAATCGTTTGAAGCGTTCCGTTCCTGGGTAACTATCGAAGCTGGTTTTTATACCGAATACCAGATGCCTGATGGCACTACCCGCAAAGAACCTAAATCCATATCGTTCGCAAAAATGGACGATGTAGAATTTTCTCAGCTGTATAAATCCGTATTAGACGTCCTCTGGAATTTTATTTTATTCCGCACATTCCCCAATCAGCAGGCAGCAGAAAACGCAGCCTCGCAATTATTCAGCTATGCCGCCTGAGAAATATCGCCATGACCAAAGACGATAAACGCTGGCTGGAAGACGTTGCATCACTGGGTTGCGTCGTATGCAGAAATCTTGGCTACGGCGCTACACCTGCAGAAGTTCACCATATCCGTAAAGGGCAGGGCATAGCCCAGCGCGCCGACCACAAAGAAACTCTCCCGCTTTGCCCTCCACACCACAGAACCGGCGGACACGGCGTAGCTATCCACGCAGGGCAAAAAACATGGGAAGAAAACTACGGAACGGAGACTGAATTGCTCGAACAGGTCACTAACGAGGTAAAGGAATTACGCTTATGCAGAATTTAATTCCGTCTCTAAGAGCAGCAGATAACGCTAAAAAATGCGGTTGGCCAACGCGTCCGGAAAGCATGAAATTCTGTTCAGGCTCCTTTTCCATTCTGGCGGGCGGCGATTTTGCCCTTCTCTATGCTCGCGCACGCGCGCGTTTAGGGGGCTGATTTATGCCGCTGGTCGCCACCTTCCGTACAGACTGGTTCAGAGTCATTACCGACCTGACCCGAAAAAATCTCACCACTCAGCAAATCGCCGATGAACTTGGCGTTTCAAAATCCGCCGTCCTCGGCTGGAAATCTGGATCAGAGCCTCGCCACGGTCATGGTGAAGCGCTGATTGCTCTCTGGTGTCTGGCTACCAGCTCAGACCGTAAAAAACTCCCTACTGTGCTTTACCGGCAGTGGTGGACGTTCCGCCGCCCTGTTTTTGGTCGGGAAACTGACCAGAAGGGCAACACACAATGACGACTCACTAATTCAGGAGTGAAAAAAATGGCTCGACCGAAAAAAATCGTTGAGACGCCGGGGCAGGAAAAAGCGGCACCGGAAGAAAAAACGCTCGTTACAGAGGGGCAGTTAATTACTGCTGAACAAAACGGCGCGCAGCAGCAGGGGAACGGCAGCGGCGGAGAGACCTTGCAGCAAAAGGTTTCAACCCTGCTTGATAGCACTCAACTGGCAGAACGTAACGCCATTCTCGCCACGCTCAACGCGCAGGGCGCTGCCATCGTTGCCCGCTTCGAAGAGTACGCCTTCACTGACAGCCTCGATCACCCACTGACCAATAACCTCGATTTCCTCAATCTGGTGCGCAAAGCCACTGAGGTAAGCACTGGCGGTACGGCGGAGCAGGTGACAAACGAGGAAGGCAAAAAGCAACCCGTACGCAGCGCGCCGGTATTAACCGAACACGGCTGGCACGTTCCGGGCTAAGGAGGATTTTATGTGTGGTAGCGCACCAAAAGTTGTTCAGTCAGACCCGCAGGCCGAAGCCGATGCAGCAGCAGACGCAGCGGCCAAAGCTGCGAACGCTGACGCAGCAGCGCGAAAAAAGCGCAAACAGGGATCATCCCTGCTGGCCAGCGGCGCAGAAGGCGCGACGGATACAGGTTCTTCCCTGCTGTCCACTGGCGCACAGGCCGCAAAAAATACGTTAGGGGCTTAATTCATGGATCAACTCGCCAGCCGGTTAATCAGGCGCGCTGACACGCTGAAAGCAAATCGCCAGGTGCATGAAAGCGTCTGGCGGGAGTGCTACGACTACACCTATCCGCTGCGCGGGGCCGGGTTTTCGTCTGAGGTGCTGGACGCACAGAGCGCAAAGCACAAGGTTGCGAAGCTGCTGGACGGCACAGCCACCGACAGCGCCCGTATGCTGGCGTCCGCGCTTATGTCAGGGATGACCCCGGCGAATGCTCAATGGCTTAACCTCGACAGCGAATTACTGCCTGATGACGCTAAGGCGTGGTTGTCCACCTGTGCAACGCTGGTATGGGAAAATATCCACGCCGCTAACTTTGACGCGGAAGGGTACGAGGCCAATCTCGATGTGGTCTGTGCTGGCTGGTTCGCGCTGTACGTCGATGAGGACAAGGAAGAGGGCGGATTTACCTTCCAGCAGTGGCCGCTGGCGCAATGCTTTGTGACCTCCACCCGGCGGGATGGCATCGTTGATACGATATATCGCTGCTATCAGCTCACCGCTGAACAGGCAGTGAAAGAATTTGGCGCGGACAAGGTAAGCGAAAAAATCCGCGACGCTGCAAAAAACAAACCCGACGATAAATTTGATTTCCTGCACTGCATTTTCCCGCGTGATACCTACGCCGTAAATGCGAAGCTGGCGCGCAATATGCGTTTTGCATCGTTCAACGTGGAAGTGAGCGGCAAGCGTATCGCGCGCGAATCTGGCTATCACGAATTCCCTGTATGCGTCCCGCGCTGGATGAAAATCCCCGGCGGCTCCTACGGTATAGGCCCGGTATACGACGCGCTGCCAGATTGCAAAGAGCTGAACGAAACTAAACGCATGGAGAAGGCCGCGCAGGATCTGGCTATCTCCGGGATGTGGATTGCTGAGGATGACGGCGTGCTCAACCCGCGCACGGTCAAAGTCGGCCCGCGCCGCATCATCGTTGCGAACAGCACCGAAAGCATGAAACCGTTGCTCACCGGCGCAGATTTCAACGTGGCGTTTACCGCCGAAGAACGCCTGCAGGCTTCCATCCGCAAAATCATGATGGCCGACCAGCTGCAACCGCAGGACGGCCCGGCGATGACCGCTACCGAAGTGCATGTGCGTGTCGCGCTGATCCGCCAGTTGCTCGGCCCGGTCTATGGCCGATTCCAGGCTGAATACCTGCAACCGCTGGTGGAGCGCTGCTTCGGTATTGCGTTCCGCGCTGGCGTTTTTCCTCCCGCTCCCGAGAGCCTCCAGAGCGCCAATTTCAACGTGCGTTATATCTCCCCACTGGCCCGCGCGCAGAAGCTGGAAGATGTGACCGCCATCGAGCGCTACGGTCAGAACATCATGCAGCTGGCGCAGGCGTACCCGGATGTACTGGACAACATGGACAGCGACGAGGCGAGCAAGGTTGTCGGCGAGGCTCTTGGCGTTCCTGCAAAAGTTATGCGTTCCGCTGATGCGGTCGAACAACTTCGACAGCAGCGCCAGCAGATGCAACAGCAGCAGGCGCAACAGCAGATGCTGATGCAGGCCGGGACGGAAGCCGCCGGCGCAGCAGGGCAGACAGCAGGCGCAATTATGGGACAACGACTGGCGGGCAACCAATGATCAAAAAAGACGTAACCCCTGAAGACTACCGGCGCATTTTCGAGGAGATGCCCGGCGGGCCGCAGGTGCTGGACGAATTAACGCGCCGCTTCGGGCGTGAGGCGTATGTCAAAGGCGGTACCGAAGGCGACCGCGAAACCTGTTACCGGGCCGGACAGCGTTCCGTGCTCGATTTCATTCTGATGCAAATCAACAAAGCAGACGGAGTAAACGACGATGTGGAAGTTTAAACATTTTTTCATGACCACCGAAACAGGCGCAGAAGCGCCAGCAGGTAACGCAGGAGGGGATGATACTGGTAATGACGATGGTACTCAAAATCCGGGCGGCGGTACTCCTGCTGGTACTTCGCTACTCAGCACCGGCGCGGGCGAACAAGGCGCGGATGACTGGCTACCTGAAAAATACCGCGTTATGGGCGATGACGGAAAACTCAACGTTGAAGGCTCAGCCCGCAAACTGGCGGATGCTTACTCGCACCTTGAAAAGCGCATGGGCAGCGGGGACACGCCGCCGAAAACTGCTGATGAGTATGCGCCAAAGGTAGAGGTCGAGGGCTTTAAGTGGGACGAATTCAAAGCCGACCCGCGCATGCAATCCTTCATGAAGTCAGCGCATGCCAAAGGCATCACCAACGATCAGATGGGTTTCATCCTGGGCGAATATGCACAGCTGGCCCCCGAACTGGTTAACGGTGCTGCGGCGCTGGATTCGGAAGCCGCCGCCACGCAGCTGCGCGAGACGTGGAAAACTGACGCCGAGTTTAATAAAAACATCGGTCTGGCTTTCCGGGCATTTAACTCTCTGGCGGATGACAGCGACAAAGGACGCATGGATGAAATCGGCAATAACCCGATGGTGATCCGCATGCTGGCAAAAATCGGCGCTGAAATGCAGGAAGATGCGCCGGCAGGCGGTGATGTGAATCTCGAAGAGCAGCAATCAATCCGCGACCTGATGAAATCCCCGGCCTATATGGATCCTAAACACGCTGACCATGAGAACGTTTCCGCCCGGGTTCGCGCCTATTACCAGAAGCGTTACGGCGATCAAACTGTAGCGTGACATGTCACGACAACTTAACCAGAGGAAAGACCAATGACTAAACATATTGGCGTTAAATTAATTAATGCGTTCCATATGACCCGCCAGGAGTATAACGATTTTCGTGGCTGGCAACTTCCTGCCGACGAGAACGGCGCGGACGAAGGCTATCTGGTTGAATACCTGGACGGCGGAAAACCTAACACCGATCGCTTTGATGGCTACGTTAGCTGGAGTCCGAAAGAAGTATTCGAAAAGGCTTACCGTCCGGTATCAGGACTAAGTTTCGGCCTTGCTGTTGAAGCACTCAAGCAGGGTAAGAAAGTTGCCCGCAATGGCTGGAATGGTAAGGGGATGTATCTGTTCATTATCCAGCAGAATGCTTGGGGGTTTGAGTGTGACCTGGACGGAGTTAATGGCCTTGTGACGCTGCCATGTATTTGCATGAAGACAGCGGACGATAAATTAGTGCCGTGGCTGGCTAGTCAGACTGATGTTCTGGCCGAAGACTGGCAAATCGTTTAATTACCAACAACCATTTAAATTCAGAGGAAAGACCAATGAGTGAAGCAAAACCGCAAGATGGCAGCACCGTGAAAGGCTATAGAAAATTAAGCGATGCAGAAATCGCAGCAATGAATCGCCTAAAAGAACTGAGTCGCAATTTTATTCGCGAGTTGCGAAATATTCAGTTGGATTTGTTACCGCAGGATCCCGTTCTCTCCGATCGCACCGCTGCTTACCGTAGCGCCTCTTTGGCGACCACAAAAATGCAGGAGGCCTGTATGTGGGGATGCCGTGCGGTCGCCCGCCCTGATGGCGACTGCTAAATAATCCTATACACCCAAAGCCAGCCTAACTCGCTGGCTTTTTTATTTGGTCGGGATTCCGACCGAACACCTCGTTAACAATCATTCCATAACCAGCCCGGCGGGGACGCCGGATACCTGATTTCTCCCGCAATGCGCCAGCGCCAACCGCATTGTGCAGATTTGGGCCGGGAAACCGACACCCCGCAGGCGATTTTTTACTGGAGTGATTTTTATGTCATTTGATCCAAACAAGAACATGATCACCGCTGCGTTTGTTACGCAGTTTCATGATTCTTTCGAAATTGCTGCACAGCAAAAGGATTCGCGCCTGCAAGCGGCTGTCCATGACCGTGGCAGCATCACCGGTGCGTCGTTCACCATCAACGATATGGGTACCATTGAGATGACCCAGATCACCACGCGTTTCGGTGATACCGTCTGGGATGTTCCGGAAGCCGGTACCCGTAATGCGCTGATGGCCGACTACGGCGCTTTCGTCCCGGTCGAGAAACGCGACCTGCGCAAGCTGATTGCCGACCCGCAGGGGCCGTATTTGCAGCTCACCCTGTCCGCCGCCAACCGCAAAAAAGACGATGTGATTTACCGCGCGCTGCTGGATGCGGTACTGCGTAAGACCGAGAACAACGGCGCGTATGCATCCGTTACGCTCCCGGCCTCGCAGAAAATCGTTGCTGGTGGTACCGGCATGACCAAAGCCAAGCTGATCGCCGCTAAAGCGATGTTCCGCCGTAACGAGTGTGACGAGCAGAACGGCGAAGAGCTGTACATGACGTACAACGCCGACATGCTGACGCAGATCCTCAGCGATACCACGCTGACCAGCGCCGACTTTATGGCGGTGAAAATGCTTCAGGAAGGTGCGGTGTCGTCTAAATGGCTGGGCTTTAACTGGCTGGCATACGAGAAGCTGGATTCCGTAACCGCCGAGGACGTTACCACCAAAACCGCCGCTGCCTGGTGTAAATCCGCTGTGCATTTCGGTACCGGCGCCGAGTACAACGTCGATATCGGCCCGCGCCGCGATAAAAATAACACCATCCAGATTTCCGTTGATGCGTCCTATGGCGCTGGCCGCGCCAACGAGAAAAAAGTCGTTGCCATCGATTTTGTAGCATAAAGCCGCTGGTACCTTTGCCGGGGGATCCCTCCCGGCCTTTTTTCATCTGAGGTAAGGCTATGGCTTCCAGTATCTCTATCTGTTCTAACGCACTGCTGGCGCTCGGCGCCCATCCCATTAACAGCTTCGACGAAGCGACCGAACACGCCCGCCTGTGCTCCAATATTTACCCTACCGTACGTAATGACCTGCTGCGAAAACATCCGTGGAACTGCGCGGTAAAACGCGTTGTGCTCTCACCGTCCAGCACCGCGCCCGCATTTGGTTTCGGCTACCAGTTCCCGCTACCGGGCGATTTAATCCGGATCCTGTCTGTTGGCCGTGAGTATGAGGATATCGGGTACCGCGTCGAAGGAAACCGCCTGCTGGCGAATCAGAACGTAATTTATCTGCGCTACCTGTTTCGTAACGAGGATGAATCAACGTGGGATTCGTCGCTGGTCAATCTGGCCGAAGCGTTTATGGCTGCAAAGCTGGCGTATGCCGTCACCGGCTCCGCGAGTCTGCGCGACAGTCTGACGCAGGAAGCTACATACCTTCTTCGCCAGGCCAAATCTATCGACGGGCAGGAAGAACCGCCGGAGACGCTGGACGGCTATCCAACTTATGAATCGAGATTCTGATGCGCGCGAACCTGATAAAAACCAATTTTACAGCGGGTGAAATTTCCCCGCGCCTGATGGGGCGTGTGGATATTGCCCGTTATGCCAATGGTGCAAAAATTATCGAAAACGCGGTGTGCGTGGTGCAGGGCGGTGTCGTTCGCCGCCCCGGTACGCGCTTTGCCGCTGCCGCTAAATACGGTGACCGGACAGCACGACTGATCCCCTACGTCTTTAACCGCTCGCAGGCCTACATGCTCGAATTCGGCGACGGGTACCTGCGCATCTACCAGAACGGCCGGCAGCTGGTAAACGACGATAATACCCCGTATGAAATCGCCAGCCCGTACACCGTCGATATGTTGTCTGAGGTGAATTACGTGCAGGGCGCTGACACGATGTTTTTAGTGCACCAGAGCGTCCCGCCGCACCGCTTGCAGCGTAAGGGGCAAACTGATTGGGTACTGGAAGCCGCGCCGTTTATCGTGGAGCCATTCGACGAAATCCGCGACACGCCGGAGAAATGGTGTAAGCCATCGGTTAAAGAATTCGTTGGCTCAGAAATCACGCTGACGCTCAGTGATGCCGAACCCGCAGATGATGACGATTCCCCCGCGTTTACTGGCACCGGCTGGGTAGCGGAGGACGTTGGTTCGTACGTTCGCATTAACAGTGGTCTGGTGCTGATTAAGAGCATCACCAGCGCGCAGGTCGCAGTCGGTACCATCCGCACCGATTTAAGCGCGACGCAGGCGGCATCCCCCGGAGCCTGGACACGTGAAGATACTGTCTGGACGGAGGAATTTGGCTACCCCGGCGCGGTGACACTGTACCAGCAGCGGCTGGTTCTGGCTGGTTCCCCACAGTACCCGCAAACAATCTGGTGGAGCGAAACCGGCGTTTACCTGTCGTTTGAGCTGGGAACGGACGACGACGACGCGATCAGCTTTACGCTGTCTTCTGACCAGTTAAACCCGATTGTGCATCTGGCGCAGATGAATACGCTTATCGCGCTGACGTACGGCGGCGAGTTTACAATCACTGCCGGCAGCGATGCAGCGATCACCCCGACCAATATTTCGGTAAAAAATCCCAGCCCGTACGGCTGCAACAGCATTCGCCCGGTTCGTGTCGGTACCGAAATTATGTTTATCCAGCGCGCCGGGAAAAAACTGTATGCCGTGGCGTATGACCCCGACAGCTACGTTTCGTATTCCGCCAACGATTTAACGGTGCTGGCCGAACACATCACGGCCGGCGGCGTCCTTGATATGGCGTATCAGCAACAGCCTGATGCGTTCGTGTGGCTGATCCGCGCTGATGGCGTACTGGTCACAATGGGGATCGACCGGGCGCAGGATGTAGTCGCATGGTCACGCCAGATCACCGATGGCGTTTTTGAATCGGTGGCGAGTATTCCCTCGGAAAGCGACGACGTGATTTATGTTCTGGTGCGCCGGGAAGTTAACGGCCAGACCGTTCGTTATGTTGAAGTATTCGACAGCAACCTGAATACCGATTCCGCAGTAACCGGATCCAGTTCAGAAGGTGCCACCACATGGACAGGCCTTTCTCACCTCAATGGAAAAACGGTTGATGTGGTGGCCGATGGTTCCGTGATGCCACAGGCAACGGTAACAGACGGGCAAATCACACTCAGCCGCAAAGCGAAAAAAATCGAAGTGGGCCTGCATTACGAAACCACCATCCAGACGCTGACGCCGGAAATCTCAACGACCGAAGGCACCACGCAGAACGCCCGCAAGCGTACCAGTGAAGTCACGCTGCGCTTTATGGAAACCACCGGCGCGGAGTGCAACGGTCAGGTGATCCCCTTCCGTACCTTCGGCCCAAAAATCCTTAACCAGCCAGCACCGCTTTTCACCGGTGATCATTATTTCGGGAAGCTCGGTTGGGAGCGCGGGGAAGACACCTTGATTATTCAGCAACGCCAGCCGCTGCCTTTTCACCTGCTGGCCATTATTTTCACATTCTCCAGCAACGGGGGCTAATGATGATCCGTAATGCAACCGCCGGTGACATTCCGGCGCTTATCGAACTGGGAACCCGGATGTATCTGGAATCCCGCTATTCCGAAAATTCACCCTTTGACGCAGACAAATGCGCGGAACTGGCTGAGAGCCTGATTTATTCCGCTGCCGGCTGCGTGCTGGTGGCTGAAAAAGATGGCCAGGTGATTGGCTGGCTCGGCGGCGGCATCGCGGAGCAGTTTTTTTCCCGCCAGTTGATGGCGTTTGAATATGGCCTGTTCGTCGCTCCGGAGTACCGGGGAGGCAGTGCTGGCCCACGGCTGGCCCGCGCATTTATCGAATGGTCGAAAGAACACGGCGCCGCAGTGATCAACATGGGGATCACTACTGGCGTCCATGCCGAACGTACTGGCCAGCTTTATTCCCGCCTCGGTCTGCAACGTACCGGGCTGCTTTATTCGATGGAGATTTAACGATGTGTACAGGTGTTGAAATCGCACTGGTGGCTTCTTCGGTTCTCGCTGCTGGTGGTGCAGTGGCCAGCGGTCAGCAGCAAAAGAAAATGGCGAACTATCAGGCCGCGCAGGCTGAAGCCGACGCCGAAGCATCAAAAGCAGCGGCGAAAGTTGAAGCGGAGCGTATTCGTAAAGCTGGTCGCCAGCAGGCATCTGCCGCCAATGCTGCGTTGGCGGCTTCAGGCGTTGAGACGGGAGAGGGAACGGCGCTGCGTGTCACGTCAGGTATTACCGGGGATGCGGAGCAGGACGCCTACCAGACAATCCTTAATGGCGTTAATTCTTCTAATCGCCTGCAGGCGCAGGCACAAGCCGACAGGATCAGCGGCAGTAATGCGGCGACAGCGGGAAATATTAGTGCTGGCAGTTCATTACTTAGTGCTGGCGGTACTGCATACAGCGGCTGGAAAAAAGCAAAAACAGGCAAATACGGTTTATATGCGGAGTAAGTGACGTGAGAATTCCAACGGGTAATTTTGGTAATGTAACACCGCAGGCACAGCAGACGCGTGTCGCTGTTAGCAATGTAGGCACTATCGGCAATGCGGTATCTGGTTTTGGGGCCGCTACAGGACAGGTAGCAGAACAAGTACAGCATGAGCAGGATAAAGCCGATGTGGCAGCCACACAGGCTATTTTGACCGATCTGGAAGCTAAATCTAATGACCGCTGGGAAAACCCCGAGACGGGCGCTACGGTCACGCGTCAGGGCTTTAAATCATCTGGTGTGGTTTCCGATATGGATAAGGCCGATGCCGGAGACTATGAGGAAGCGCGCAAGCGCGTGCCGGCGAGTCAGTTAACCTATTTTGATGCACAGTGGAAAGCAGGGCAGGTACGCCGGACAAGTACCTACAGCGGTTTCGAGCGTGCACAGACGGATGAGGCCCAGCGGCAGCAGCTTAATGCGACGGTGACCACTTCCGTCGAACAAGAGGCCAGCGCATACGATAATCCGATGCAGGCGGAGCTAATACGCGGCGCCCGTAAGCATTCGATCGAGATGTATGGCCAGGCGCGCGGATGGGCGCAGGAACGCATCGATGCGGCGGTATCAGAAGCGAACCAGAAAGCGCTGGAGCAGCGCGCGCAGAACTATGCAGTGACAAATCCCACTGGCTGGCTGAATGGCGATTTTACGTTGATCAACAGCAGCACCGGCGAACTCGATATGCGCGCCGTTGGACTGGTGGAATCTGGCGGTAAGCACCGCAATGCTGATGGTAGTCTTGTTACATCGCCCGCTGGCGCGCAGGGTGAATTTCAGCTGATGCCGGATACCGGGAAAGAACTGGCGGCCAAACGCGGCGTGGAATACAACCCTGATGACCCGGTGCAGCATGCGCAGCTGGCGCGCGACTATACCGGGCAACTCAGTAAAAAATATCAGTCTGAAACGTTGGCCGGGGCTGCATACAACTGGGGAATGGGTAACGTCGATAAATTGATCGCCAAAGTGGGCGACCCGCGCAAAGGCGAAATATCGATGGCAGATTTCGTTAAGCAGCTGCCAGCCGAAACGCGCGGCTGGTTGGCCCGCTACAACAAAAATAAAACCGGTCTCGACCCGGTAGCAGTAAACAAAATCGACAATATCGCCGAATCGCAGATCCGCCAGCAGCGTACGGCGCTTCGACAGCAGATGGAGCCCATCGTTAATAATACATTTTCTCAGCTGTACAACGGTGATGTTCCCGAAGGGATGCCTAATGCCGAAACCATCATGTTCATGTACGGCGAGAAAGGGCAGCAGGTAGTAAAGCAACTGGATATCGCGATCGATAACGCCAGAACCTTCCAGGCTATCCAGTACGTCACCCCGGCAGAACAGCAGGCCGAACTGGCGAAAGTGAAGCCGCAGGCAAACGACCCGGATTACGCACTGAAACTCGATGCGTATGGCAAACTTAGTGCGTTGGTGCAGAAGAGCAACGCTAATATTCAGGCGCAGCGCGATGCCGCCCGCTTTAACGACGCGCTGATCTCTGGTGAGAAACTCGACCCGAGCAACAAATCCATGCAGAAGGCGGCGGACAATACGCCATCGGCGCTTAACTTCCGCATTAACGACGCCACAACTCACGACGCTATCGTGCAGCAGGTTAACCAGACTGGCATTATCCCGTCGCAGGTTACATCGCAACTGAATGCGATCGCCCGTTCCAGCAGTCCCGGCGTGGTTAAGCAGGGCTCGACCTTATTTAACGCGCTGTACGAAACTGATCCTGCCTCTGTGGGCGATATGCCAAAGGATATGCAAAGCTTTTACCTGACCGTTAAACAACTTACCGATTCCGGCATGGCGTCAGACGAAGCAGTGAAGCAGGCGCAGAACGTTACCTATAACCAGACTGATGCCCTTAAATCACAATTGTCTTCTACGCAGAGCACGAAGGAATACAAAAAAGAGCGTGCCAGCGCGATGGATTCCGCAGTCAGTAGCATGAAACCGTGGTACAGCTTTGGCGGTCCTGCAGCAGATGACCAGAATCTTAACGCCGTCAATTTCCGTAACGACTACCAGTCGCTTTATGACATCAATTATCGCAACTCGGGTGGTAATGCCGATGTTGCCAAAAAGATGACCAATACCCAGATCGCGCGTACCTGGAGTCTTAGCGATGTGAACGGCAGCGCCCAGTTTATGAAATACGCGCCTGAAGCACTTTATAACTACGGGCCTTCTGGTTGGCACGCTGCGCAGTGGAAAGAAGAGAAAGAGCGTCTGACCTATGGCGAACGTGGAGAAAAATTTGAAAACAGCCCGACCCAACTGGGTATTACATCAGGTTCAGCGCCCGTTATTACATCAAATACACCTGAATCCCAAATCGGTGGTGAACTGGAAATTACCCCTGACGTTTTAACCACGCGTAACGGTGACTACGCCATTATGGTTCGCATGAAAGATAAAGATGGTAACGAGAGCGTACAGCCATATTACGATAAATTCAGGCGTCCGATGCGCTGGAAACCGTCGCTGGAAGACTGGGAGCCGTATAAAAAAATGCAGCAGGAGCGGGAACAGCAAGGCGAAGAGGAATTATCACGCGGGAAAGATATTCGAGGCTTTAAGGAAAAACACCGTGCGCTCGATGAGCAATATCAGCGTTTGCACGATGACCGTATGAACCGGGTTAAAAACTACTTTTCATGGAGCAATGAATAATGCCGATCTATCCGCAATCTGATGTTCCACCGAGCGTAATGGATAATGCTCTTCAGGCGCCAACGGGTTTTGATGTCTCTCTGCCTGAAGGAACTAACCCGGAGCCGCTGCAACAGCAACCGTCTGTATGGGATGCCGCTTTTCGTCAGAATAACCTGCTGGCCGGAGTGTTCCGCCCGGCTAAACAGTTCGAGACAGCGGAGGGGTATAACCCTTTTTCTGATAAAAACGAACTAAAGGGGTACGAACAATGGGGATCTGCCTTCGCTGATTCAAAATCCCCAGAGGAAACCGCCTGGATTAAAAACCAGATTGATGAAGAAAATGAAGATAGGCGCGTTACTGCTGAGGCAGGATGGGGCGGAACTTTAGCGAATATTGCGTCTGGCATGCTTGACCCTATCACAGTAGCATCAATGTTTATTCCCGGTGCGCAGGGAAGCCTGGCTGCGCGTATTGGTTCTCAGGTTGCTATTGGCGCCGCCGGTACCGCACTTAGCGAGGTAGCGCTCAATAACGAGCAGTACACCAGAACCGCCAGGGAGAGCGCAGCACACATCACAGCCGGCGCACTTCTAAGCGGTGTATTTGCCACTGCTGGCGCGATGATCACACCGTCGGTTAGGAATGCGGCCACCCGAGAAGTAGCCGAGGCGCTCGATAATATGAACGCCTCGCCAACGATTAACAACGCAGCTGACGCCCTGGCGGATACTTTACCGAACGGTGGCAGCGTCGGCGCTATGCGTATTCGCGAGGCGACGCTGGAAGACCTCACTCCAGTGTCCGGTGGCCCGCTCGGCAAGCTGGCTAAAAAGGCCGGTAGCTATCTGACACCGATCACCCGCCTGATGGAATCCCCATCAAAAGAAGCGCGCCGGACAGCGCTGGAGCTAGCGGAGAATAACTTCACGCTGGAAGGCAACCTGCGCGGTATCGAAACACCGGTAGCAGCCGAGACGCGCGTACGTGGCTGGCGCCGCGAAGAGGCGGCCGTCGTTACTGCGAATAAGCAGGCATACACCCAGTATAAAGCTGAAGGCGGCGATCTGGGTTATACGGCCTTTCGTGAACAGGTTGGCGAGGCGCTGCGCAACGGCGACGTGCACGTTAACGCGAAAGTGCAGGAAGCGGCGCAGGCAATGCGTACGGTCATTAACCGCGTGAAGACAGCACAGCAGGAACTGGGCTTACTCCCGCCGGATGCCGAACTGAAAGCGATGGGGCAGACCAGCTATTTCCCGCGCGTGTACAAGGTGGGGAAAATCGTTAGCGAGCGCGATAAATTCCGCAATATGCTGGTTGACTGGTGGTCACGCGGTGAGAAAACCATGTCCCGAGAAGATGCCGAAATCGCCGCCGATACCACTATTAACCGTATTGTCGGGGCTAAAATTCCGCAGGAGTTCGCCAACGTCTTTATGGTGAAAGCGCCGGGCAGTACTAAATCACGTACGTTAAGCGTTCCCGATCGCCTGATGAAAGATTATCTGGAGAGCGATGCAAATTACGTCCTGCAGCGTCATATCCGCGAAGCCTCAGCGGAGATCGAATTAACCCGCACCTTTGGCAACAAGTCTCTGGATTCGCAGCTCACCGCCATCCAGGACGAATACGACGCGCTGATGCGTTTACGCCCGGCAGAACAGGAAAAGCTGGCGAAGGCGCGCGAAGCAGACCTGCGCGATATTCTGGCGCTTCGCGATCGCCTCGTCGGTACCTACGGTATGCCGGATGACCCATCATCATTTTTTGTTCGAGCTGGTGCTTTCCTGCGTAGTGCAAACTTTGTAACGAAACTCGGTGGTATGACGGTTTCCGCTATCCCGGATCTGGCGCGCGGCATGATGGTTAACGGCTTCAGCAATACCATGCGTGGATATGGCGCGCTGATCACCCGCTCACCGGCTTACCTCGCCAGCCGGGCGGAGCAGAAGAAAATGGCCGTTGGACTGGAAACTATACTGCATACCCGTGCGCGTACGATGGGGGATCTGGTCGATAGCTCTTCGCGTACGACAGCTGCGGAAGCAGGTATGGAACGTATTACCGATGTGTTCGGCAAGTTGACCATGATGGGCCACTTTGACGATATGAACAAATCGGTAAATGGCATGATCACCTCCGACGGTATTCTGTCCGGCGCGTTCCCGGCGAAACGCCTGGCAAAACTCGGCATCAATGAGAAGATGGCCGAACGCATCCAGCGAGAATTTCAGAAGCACGGCGAAGTTATTCAGGGCTGGCATATCGGCAATTTCGAAAAATGGGATGACCAGTACGCCGCTGGCTTGTTGCAATCTGCGGTGCTGAAAGATGTAAACAATACCGTTATCACTCCGGGGATCGGCGATACGCCGCTGTGGGCCAGCACCCCGCTGGGAAAAACTGTATTCCAGTTCAAGTCGTTCGCTACGGCATCATATAACCGCGCGACGCTTGGCGGCTTGCAGGAAGGTACCGCGCAATTCTACTACGGTACCGCCTTCCAGATTGGCCTGGGCTCTTTGACTTATGCGCTCAAGCAGGCGGCTAACGGTCGGGAAGTTGATTTGACACCGCAGAAGATGGTTCTTGAGGGTATCGACCGTTCTGGTATTCTCGGACCGCTTATGGAGTACAATAACATGGCAGAAAAAGCATCCGGCGGCATGTTGGGGCTTGGGCCGCTGTTTGGTACTGGTACACAATCCCGCTATGCCAGCCGCGGCTTTATAGGCTCGGCGCTGGGGCCAACGTTTGGCCTGCTGGATACCGTTACTGATGTGACCGCTGGCGTGCTGAATGGTGATGCAGGAGACCGAGTGCTGCATAACATGCGTACGCTATTGCCGGGTAATAACCTATTCTGGATCGCCCCCTTGATTAATCAGGTTGATCCTGGGATGAAGTAAAAGTGGAGGATATATGGATGTTAATGAAGTAGATGCCCTCGAAAAGGAGTACCAAAAAGCTAACACCAATAAATGGATTGGGGTATTTATTGCTGTTTTTTCAGCCTTTGGACTTCTTGCTGGTTTGGCATGGGGCGTCTCTGCTAACCCTGTAGTTATGGGAGGGCTTTTGGGCGGGGGGATTGTCTTTAGCGGGGTGTGTTATGAAAAGTCTAAAAAGGCGTTATCTAAGTTAGATATGCTATGTTTTCAGGAGTTTGGAAAACCTTACACGTTGTCTAAGAGCGAGATTTTTAATAAAAAATTAAGTCGATAATTAACGTGTATGCCCAATGGTTTAATTTATAGAAGGGATATTGTATGAGATTTCTTGGTGGAGCTATTTTTTTCATAATTAGCATTATTCAGATGCTGGCAATAATTGGTGGATTCCATGATTGGTTGGGGTGGAATTTAGTAATATCGGTACTCTTGGCAATGTGTTTAACCTGGTTCCCTTTGATTGGTGCGATACTTGGTGTCATGGGGGCGATGCATGCATGGTACTGGGAATGGTGGCAGGCGGTATTACTTTTTGCATGGCCAGTTGTACTTATGTTTGCTCTTGGCATAGGTAGTTTCATTTTCGATAAATTCAGTAATCGTCAAAGGTTTTAGTCAGGATTCCGACCTATCATCGATCACATCATAGCCCTATGGATAACCACGGGGCTTTTTTATGCATTCAGATTACAAAACTCGCCTTACTGCTCTTAGCGATAAGCTCACCGATGTAGTTCTGGAAGAAGCCGATCCGGATAACTGGCCGGGGGCAGGGAAGGAAATCACAAAGCACACCAAACAGGAACGCGGCGACCGCTACTGGCATAAGAAGAACGCGGCCGCATCGCTCACGCTGCTGGTAAAAGTCCACTCGCTGATTGGCATGCACACGCGCGGGGGGACGCCTAAACCCGGCGAGGATCCGGACGATGAAGCATTCCGCCTAGGCCAACAGGTATCTGCCGCTGAACGTGCAGCACAGGAAGTTATCGAACGCCTACAGCAGCGGAAAAAATGATTTCATTCGTCGCCTTTTTCATCATATGGGCGGAGCGGATGGGGTGGGAGGTTCCCGACTGCCATTATCGAGCCTGCCACTGGCTGGAACACCGCGGGGATCTCGCGGTGCTTCGCTGTTTTCGTGGCTTTGGTAAATCCACCATTCTGGCGGTGTATAACGCATGGCGATATTACCAGAACCGCCAGTACCGCATTCTTCACCAGTCTGAAGCTGACGGCACCGCGTACAAAACCAGCCGCGATACGCAGAACGTTTTACGCAATCACCCGCTGACCAAAGGGATGCTACCGGACGGACAAGGAACCGTTGAGCAGTGGTGGGTTAACGGCTCGCTGGATATGCGTAACGGCAGTATGTACGCAAAGGGGATCCTCTCTAACGTTACCTCAGCCCGCGCCGATGAATGCCAGAATGATGACGTAGAAGTACCCCGCAATATCCAGACGCCCGAGGCGCGGGAAAAGCTGCGTTATCGTCTCGGTGAACAGACACACATTCTTGTCCCCGGCGGGCGAAAGCTGTTTATCGGCACGCCGCATACCCACGATAGCCTTTACGATGAGGTTGAATCTATGGGCGCCGACTGTCTGACCATCAAACTATTCGGCAAAGAATTTCGCATCGAGGAAAAACAGGCTACCGAGAGCCGTTACTCGTTACCGTTCCGGCCTGAATATGTTTTCGTCGGTATTCACATTGGCGCGCGACTGCTCGTTGATGGTGTTGATTATCGTCTTAACGATGACGGTATCGAGTTTGCCGAGGCTCCCGGCACCACGGTTGACTGTTACGCCGATTGTGAATGGCCGGAAAGGTTCACTCCGGAGGAAATGACAAAGCGCCGTCGCGAGACTCGCACAATTAACGAATGGGACAGCCAGTACCAGCTGCACAGTAAACCGGTTGGCGAGGTTCGTCTCGATCCCGACCGCATACGCGAATACAACGTACAGCCTGAAATCCGGTACGCGAACCGCTCCTGCTCGATGTGGCTTGGCCAGACGCAAATTGTTGGTGCTGTCGCCTGGTGGGATGTGGCCACCGGCAAAGTTAAGGCCGACGCCTCGGCGTTCTCTCTGATTTTCACCGACGCACGCGGGCATCTGTACTGGCATGTTTGCCAGGGGCTTACGGGCGAACTGGCGGAATTCGACGACAACGACAAAATCACCGGCGGCCAGGTGATGCAGATTAAAGAGCTGGTGCTGAAATACCAGATCCCGCTGGTCTGCGTCGAGGTGAACGGCCCGGGCAGCTTTGCCGGGAAATTGCTGATTCAGGCACTAAAGGGTACCGGCTGCGGCGTACGGGAAGAATTCAGCGTCACCAATAAACAGAAACGCATACTCGACGCATTCGAAGCGCCGCTGTCGTCGCGGTTCCTTTGGGCGCATACCGACGTGCTCGACGGCCCAATGTACGACCAGATGCGAGATTTTAACCCGGCGCTGACCAATCAGCCCGATGACTTTATCGATTCCGGCTCCGGCGCTATCAGCTCAACTCCGGTACGTATAGGTAAATTGGTCGGGATTCCGACCGCACAGGCGCGGGAACATTGGCAACCAAACGATGGCGATCACATGGTCGCCGTGGATTACTAGCCGCCGGAGTTCCTCGTATGTCGGTACCGAACCAGACACCCTATAACATCTATACCGCCAACGGGCTGACCACTGTCTTTGCCTATGAGTTTTATCTGATCAGCGCCAGCGATATTCAGGTGACAATCAACGGCAACGAAGTAACGTCCGGCTATACCGTGTCTGGTGTGGGTAATACTGGCGGTGGCGAGGTTACTTTTCTGACCGCGCCGGCCAATGGCGCTACGGTCATTTTTGAGCGTGTAACGCCGACGTACAGGCTCACCGATTACCAGGACAACGGCGACCTGCTGGCCGATACAGTTAACAAAGATTTTGACCGTCTCTGGATGGCTATTCAGCGCGCATTTATTTATCTGGGCGTCGCGCTGACTCGCCCACTTTTCGGGGGAGGTCCGTTTAACGCTAACGGATATCGTATTTCCAATCTAGCTGATCCGGTAGACCCGCAGGATGCAGTTACAAAAAAATGGTATCAGGAGCAAAATTCTTTAAGTCTCACAAGGACGCTTCGGGTACCAAAAAATGAGGCGCTAACCCAGCTCCCGCCGGCTCATCTGCGTAAAGGAAAAGTACAGGCATACGATGCGGCAACGGGTGATAGCTTGCCTGTGTCCCCGGGTAGCATTGACTGGCAAACGGCGCTTAATTTGCAAAGCGCTGACGGCTTAAAATATATCG